TAAAGAAAAACAAAACATTGTTAAAAGATTAACTTCTAAAAAAGTTGAAGTTGAACAAGTTAACCTTCCATTAGAAAAAATGGTTGAGGTTGCAAATAATACTCTTAGTAATTATTTAACGACATTAAATGAAGAAGATTTAGCAACCATTAAAAAATACTCCACATTAAGTAAAGATGAATTATCTAAAAGATATGAAGTATTAAGTGAAATGGTTATTGAGAAATTAGAGAAATTAACTAAGACATCTGAAAAAGAAGTTGTTTCACAAATCAATGAAACAATATCGAAAATCAAGAATGATAAGATAGATTCAGTTTCTTTAATTAAGTTAAAAACACTTAACGAGAGTTTATAACTCCGCAAAGATATTAAAAATTTTGACATATTAACATTTATTGTTTATTTTTATTTTAACAAATAAACAGAAACAATATGTTACATAATGAAAAAAGGAAAAAGTGTAAAACTTTTAAGTCACCGAGATTTTAAAATTAATTACGGAACGGTGGACAACAAAAATTTAAAATCAATCTACATAAACATTCAAACTTGGGCTAAACCAAAAATTGATATCGACTCTCCTACACGAGCAGTAAATTTTCTATCAAGGTCAATTAAACACACAGTCCTTAATTCCATAGACAAAATTATATTTAACGATAAATTTATTGTCGACTTAGACTTACGTTCAAGTGGAATCCAATCAAACAAAAAATCATTTTTAAACTTGGAATGTTATCTATACCCCAAAGATATTGTCATAGAGTTTAAGGATTATGAATTAAAGAATTCAATTAAAAAAATAATAGATTCAATCATCAAAGAAAATTTTACAAAAAACAATACCTTTAATTTTAGCCTAACAAAGAAAGAAATTGAACAAGTTTAATAGATTCAATATATTTATAATGAAAAGATATAATGAAAATATTAGCACCAAATGAATTAGGTAAAGGAATATTGATAGAATATGACGCTGGATGGGTTAATCCTACAGACAAATTCAATTCTGAAATTATAAAAGAAAGTAAGAAAAACTTTTTAGATTATTCAAAACCATTTGAATTCTATGCGGTATTACAAAAATATAATACCCCAAATAGAAATGGTAGAGTTTATCCTGAAAGAATCTTAAAAAGAGAATCCGATAATTACAAAAAAGCAATTGCTAAAGGTACTGCTCTTTCAGAACTTAATCACCCTGAATCATCTTTAATTGACTTAGATAGAGTATCTCACGACATTACTGACATATGGTGGGATGGAAACATCTTAATGGGTAAATTAAGACTGTTAACATCACCTGGTTTCCACGAGAGAGGTATTATCTCTTGTAAAGGTGATATGGCGGCAAACTACCTAAGACAAGGAGTTACTTTAGGTATCTCTTCAAGAGGAGTTGGTTCGTTAGCTAAAAAGGGGGAACAAAATGAAGTACAAGACGATTTTGAATTAATATGTTTTGACTTAGTATCTTCACCATCAACACCAGGAGCGTATTTATTTACAAATCCTGAGGATAGAAGTAAGTATGAAGAGAACTTAGATGAAGAAAAACAAGCACAAATTTCAAGAGCAACAGGTGTTGATTTAGGTTCAGGAAACAAATCGCTTGACTTAATGAAAAAATTATCTCATTATTTGGGAAAATAATTAATATGGACGAAAAATATTTTGTAGCAAAAATTCAGTATGATTTACCTGACGACAATACAGGTAAAATTAAAAAAATTAGAGAAGAGAAACTTGTTAGAGGATTCTCAGTAACAGATGTTGAGGCGAAAGTAACCCAACGTTATCAGTCGTTTTCCCAAGAATGGAGAATAACTGCAGTATCTGAGAGTAAAATAGACGAAGTTATTGAATAACTAATTTAAAAAACTTTAAACCAAGGAGGACATAAGTCCTCCTTTTTTATTTATGTATATATTTATAGATATCATTTCAGACACACTCCGACAAGTAAAATAAATTACCAAAATAAACAAAATAAACTCAAATATTAAAAAATTTAATTTAACAATACCGTTAAGTTAGGTTTTTTTGGTATTTGGAAATATTTATATACAAACCAATTAAAAAAAATGGCAGAAAAACAAAATCTTGTAGAAGAAGCACTTATCCAAATGAAAAGTTTGGAGAATGTAGTTTCTGAAAATGCAAAAGGAATACTTGCTTCAACAATGAAGGAAGAAATCAGCGAATTAGTAAAAGAGTCTTTAAAGACTGAAGATGATTCTGAATTTGATTCATACACGGACAATGAGCTTGGCGAACAAGACGAGCTTGATATTGAAAAGGGTGATGAAGATGAAGATGATAATGAATTACCAATGGACGACGAGTTCGATGATGAAGAAGAATTCGAATTTCCTACTATGGATGACGAAGACGAAGAACCAATCGACTTAACAAAAGCTTCTGACGAAGAAATTTTAAAAGTTTTCAAGGCTATGGGTGAGCAAGATGGTATCATCATTAAAAAAGATGGTAATATTATTGACCTTGAAGATACTGACGCTGACGTGGAATACAAAATCCAAATGGGTGAAAGTGAAGATGAAATGTATATGAACATGGAAGACGAAGACAAACTTATGTTTGAAATGGGTGAAGACGATGACTTCGAAGAAATTGGTAATGAATTCAGTGGTGATGATGAAGATGAAGACGAAGACAAACTTATGTTTGAAATTGAAATGGGTGGAGACGATGACTTTGAAGAAATTGGTAATGAATTCAGTGATGATGATGAAGAAGAAGATTTTTCTTTTGAATTCACAAAGGAAGATGAAGACGAAGACGCTAAATTCCAAAAAATGGAAACAACTGAAGGATTCAAAGCAAAAGGTGTTGGAATGGGTAAAGCTAAATTTAGTTATAACAAACCAACAGGAGGTTTCAAAGAAAAAATGAAACACGCAAACCCTACTAAAGGAACTGGTAAACCTAAATTCGAGTTTAAAGAAGGTGATGACATGACAGGAATGAAAAAACCTATGATGAAAAAACCTATGATGAAAAAACCTATGATGGTTAAAGGTGGTGAAACTACTGAAGCATCAAGAACTTTAGGTAACGGTAAAAGATGGGGTAGAAACGGTTTAGACAAACCAAGAGCAGCACCTCAACACTTAAGAGTTGAAGGTTTAGAGACTGAATTAGTTACTTTAAGAGAAAGAAACGAAGAGTACAGAAAAGCTTTAAACATTTTCAGAAGTAAGTTAAATGAAGTTGCAGTATTTAATTCAAACTTAGCATACGCTACGAGATTATTCACTGAACATTCTACAACTAAAAATGAAAAAATTAACATCTTAAGAAGATTTGATTCAGTTGAATCTTTGAAAGAGTCAAAATCTCTTTACAAAACAATAAAAGATGAGTTAGGAAACCAAGGGGGTACAACTGTAGTAAAAGAGTCTTTCCAACACAAAATTGAAAAAACTCCAGCTTCAGGTTCAGCTATCAACCTTATGGAATCTAAAACTTATGAAAATCCTCAATTCATGCGAATGAAGGATTTAATGACAAAAATGAATGTCGTTAAATAAATAAAATAAATAAATTAAAACAAAACAAATACTAAAATGGGAGCATTATTAGAATCAGGTCTTGTAGGTAACATCGGGTTAAAACACCTTAAAGTTATTAAAGAAGACACAATCAACAAATGGGACAAATTAGGCTTTTTAGAAGGTCTTAAAGGTCACTTAAGAGAGAACGTAGCACAGTTATATGAAAACCAAGCTTCATTCTTAATCAACGAGGCATCTGCGACAGATTCATCTGGTTCATTCGAAACAGTTGTATTTCCTATCGTAAGAAGAGTATTCTCAAAATTATTAGCTAACGACATCGTGTCTGTACAAGCTATGAACTTACCAATTGGTAAATTATTCTATTTCGTACCACGTATCCAAGGATACACAGGAGGTACAGCACCTTGGGATACTGCTAATCAATCAACTACACACTACGCACCTGTAGGTTCTCCAGGTAACTATCCTGGTGACCCTGAAGCTGGATACCCTGCAGCTGGTGGTACTAACTACTACCAAAAAAATCTTTATGATTTATTCTATGAAGGTTCTGAACCAAGTTTAAATCCTGCTGGTTTATTTGACTATTCAAAAGGTCAATGGACTGCAATTACCGCATCTACAAAGATAGTTCAATGGTCAAATGGTGATTTAGTTACACGTACATCTGTTACAGGTGAAACTAGAAAACTTCTTGTGGAAGTTACTGGTTTTACAAGTGGTGGTGCTGGTAAATTAATTGGACCTGATGGTAACGAAATGGACTCAGAAGCTTTCTTATCTGATTTACACATTATCGCTAGTGCAGGTTTATCGGCTCAAACTACTTGTGCAACTTTATCAGGTTCTTTACCATTCAGAGTTGTTACTCAACAATATGGTAAAGGTATCGTACAATATGGTCAAAACCGAAGTACTTCATTCCCATCAGGAGGTGGTGGTTCATACTATGACATTTGTTCGGCAACTGGTAAAATCTATTTAGAAATTGACTTACAATGTCCAGTATGTGCTACTTGTGGAGCAGAAACATTAGACGGATATAGCGGAACTACAGTTTTCTCTGCAGGTTCAGCGACATCTTTCACTACTGTTTACAGACGTTACCAAGAATTAGAATTTGAAGATAAAATTGGTGAGGTTTCTTTCGATTTAGAATCTGTTACAGTTTCTGTTACTGAAAGAAAATTAAGAGCACAATGGTCTCCTGAGTTAGCTCAAGACGTTGCTGCTTTCCACAACATCGATGCTGAGGCTGAATTAACAGCTTTATTATCTGAACAAGTTGCTGCTGAAATCGACCGTGAAATCTTAAGAGATTTACGTAAAGGTGCGGCTTGGTCTTTAAGATGGGATTACAACGGATGGAAGAGATTATCTGCTACAACATCTTATACTCAAAAAGATTGGAACCAAACTTTGATTACAGCAATCAACCAAATCTCAGCTCAAATCCACAAATCAACGTTAAGAGGTGGAGCTAACTGGATTGTTGTTTCTTCTGAAATTTCAGCAATTTTCGACGATTTAGAGTATTTCCACGTATCAAACGCGGCTCCTGAGCAAGACCAATACAACATGGGTATTGAAAGAGTAGGTACTTTAGCAGGACGTTACCAAGTATTCCGTGACCCTTACTTCCCACCTAACACAGTGTTATTGGGACACAAAGGTACATCATTGTTAGACACTGGTTACATCTACGCACCGTACGTACCGTTACAATTAACTCCAACAATGTATAATCCATTCAACTTTACACCAATTAAAGGGATTATGACAAGATACGCGAAAAAGATGGTTAATAATCGCTTTTACGGCAGAATTCAAGTTGATGGTGTTAGAACATTCGACTTACAAGAATTGAGATAATCAATTTCTTGAATAAATTAAAAAGGAACGATTTATCGTTCCTTTTTTTTATGTATATTTGTAAACAATAGAGAAAATGAGAGTATTTATAGTATGAGAAAAATTATATTTAACGATGAACAAATAAATGATATTATATTATTATATGTTAACGATATTTGGGGGACTAGACAGATTGGAGAAAAGTATTCAGTTTCAGAAAAAACAATCAATAGAGTATTAAAAGAGAATGACGTTAAAATGGATACCCCGGGTAGACGATATTATGGTGGAAAAAAAACATCTGATAAAAAATATTACGAATCCAATAAAGAAAAAATATCAAAATACTATTCTGAATGGAGAGAAAATAAGAAAGAACAATTAAAAGAATATCAAAAAAAATGGAGAGAGGAAAATCGTGATAAATTACGAAAAACAAAACGTGACTACGAAAGGAATCGTAAATCGAGTGACCCCCTCTATAAATTAATCTCTAATTTCAGAACCGCAATCTATCAGGTATTAAAAGAGAGTAACGTAGAGAAGAATAGACATTATTTTGACATCCTACAGTACACTCCTGAGGAGTTGATTATACATTTGGAGTCACAATTTAAGGATACAATGACTTGGGATAACTACGGTGAGTGGCACGTGGACCACAAACTACCTATCACTTCATTTAATATTGAAGAAATGGGGGATAAGGAGTTTATGAAATGTTGGGCATTGGAAAATCTCCAACCTATGTGGG